CGAATCCACGTCTGTCTGAACCCATCCGCAGTCTGCTGACCATGACGGCAGCAACTTGCACGACCTACACCACGACATGAAAGGAGCGTCAGATCCGAACAGCCGGTCGCGAGTCATTTCGTAGCCTCCACGATTCGTTCGCTAGCCCTGGCCATGTTGGCCTCGTCAATCTCAAACGCAGCCCACTTCCGGCCGAGTGCAATGCAAGCGACTGGAGTCGTTCCACCACCGCAGAAAGGATCAACCACAAACCCGTCTTTTTCGGTCAGCAGTTCGATGAAGTAGCGGGCTTCGTGCTCAGACTGCTGCCATTCGTGGTGCGACTTTTCGCGAGTGCCTGTCGCCACGTCATTAATAAAAGTGGTTTTGTCGCCTCTGGTTTCCTTGACGAACCAGAGCATCGGCTTCCAGCCGTTTACGATGCCGTACTCGTTCATTCGAAGGAGCGACGGACCGCTGTGGTAGCAGGAGCACGTCCACCAGTAGCGGAGATGCTTCGACAAGTCGGCGACGGCGTCAGGAAGCTGAATCTGTCCGATGTAGGCGATCAGGCTTCCGCCTGGACGAAGCACGCGAGCGGCGAACTCACCAAGGCCGTCGTAGAGTTCGATGGCTTTGCGGTCGTACGGCGGGTCGGTAAAGATCAGATCAACGGACGCATCGGGGATCTTGTCGCCGATCTGGCGAAAGTCGCCGAGGTAAAGGCCATCAACCGACTGCCGCTTCGCGACGGCTGCGGCCTTTTGCTCCTGCCGCTTTGCAGCGGTTTCCTGTTCCTTCAAGTCTCGGACGACGCGGTTAATTGAGACCTCGCCGGTTCGCAGCTTTGCGACGGTCTCGGCGTCAACCTTGCCAGCCTTCTCGGCAGCGTCGATCTTCTTGACCTTTGCCACGGTGTCGTGGCTGACGTTGGCGACCTTTGCGATTTCTTTTCGCGTCTCAACAGGCGTTACACATTCCGCAGATTTCTGCGGAATGTCAGTCCGTTTGCCTTGATTCGCCTTAGCCCTAGCCGCAATCGTCTCCTCCAGACGCAACGCCAACTGCGTGCGAACATACGCCGACAGATTCCGCCTGCCGAACTGATTGCGGATGATCCACTCTTCGGCGTGGCTGCGGTCGCTGAACCGCATCTCTTCGATCTCGAAAGGCAAGTCGAGACGCGTGCAGATTTCGTAGCGGTTGTGTCCGTCCAGCAGCGTCAACGTCCCCTTGCTGGCCCACACGACCAGCGGATCGCGCGCGCCGCCGTGCTCAACGATGTTGTCTTCGAGTTGCTGCCGCTCTTCGGCCGACAGCGGCGGGATCAGCGATGCGAACTCGGCGTCAACGATGATGTCTTCAAAAACCTGCGGCATACCTGCCTCCTTGCGTTGTGTCTCGTGCCAGCCCCTACCGTGGCACACTCGTCAATCCCGTCCCGCCGCGTCGAAGCGGCGTCGTGCCTACCGCAACGCCCGGCTCACCCTCCACACCGTCGCCCACCGTCCACTGCTCGTCTTCCGCGTCCCATCCGCCACCACGAACCCGCGCCGCGCCAACTCGATCCGCCGTGGCCGCTGCGTGCTCGGGTTCATCCCAAGCCGCCTCTGCATCTCCTCGTCAGTCAGCCCGCCGGGCGTCGCCTGGAGCAGTTCGAGCACGCGACGCTGCATCGCGTTGAGCGTGTCGCCGTCGAGCGAGTCGGCAGCGGCCGCCGAGGTCACGCTGCCGCGAGCCGATGGCGGTCGCGGGGCGAACAGGGGCAGGTCGGCGCACCGCGAGATCGTGTCGAGGTGGTAGAAGTCGTTGCTCACTTGGTCACCTCCGTGCGTTCGTGCCGATAGCGTCCGTTCGCGATGCAGTTGATGACGCTCAGCGACACGCCGAGCCGCTGTGCGATCTGCTTCTGACGCACGCCACGGGCGAGGAGCTCGCGGATTCGGTCGATCGGGACTCGATCACGTGGTGGCATTGCAGACCTCCGTGTCAAACAGGGTCTTCCCCTGCTTGGTCTTCTTCGGACGTGCCTCACGAGCCGCCTTCTCTGCGGCCCGACGCGCGTCTCTCATGCGGATGTACTCGCCGTACGCTTCGCTCTTCGGCTGCGTCTGGCCGAGCCCCTTGCACCAGTAGTCGTTCCGCAAGAGCACCTTGCACATGCGTCGCCATGACGGTGCCCAGCACTTCGCCTCCAGTTCCAATGGCGCTTCGTCAGGAATCGACGCATAGCCTCGCTGCCGCCATCCCCAGATGAACTTCTTGAACCGCTCGGTGTAGTGATCGCGAGTCTTGGCAGGCATCGTCTGCAAGAGCAGGTTGCAGAACGATCGCCACGTGTGCCCATCGGGCTTGCTGATCCGGTGATAGCCAGTCATGTTCCCGCGCTCCTCGATGTAGAGCGCTCCGCTGTTCGCTCCGTTCACGCGGGCGACGAGCTTGAACCACGTCTGCGGTTCGAGGATGTGGTAGAGCCACAACCCGCGACGCTGGTCGTCGCCGAACGGCTGGCACAGTCGCTGCTGCGAGAGCTTCACTCCCGCTTGGTGCATCCGGTCATAGATGCCATTGTGCGGCTTGTCCGTATATCGGGCGTGGTATCGCCAGATGTCCTCAGTCAGCCAGTCATAGATCGGGTAGACGTTGTAGACGTGGTCCACGATGTTGGTCGTCCATCGGCGACCGCCCAATGTCTTGCCGCGCTTTTCCCACGTGGCGATGGCGCAGTAGCGGTGCAGGCTCTCTTGAGCGCGGATACCGATGAACCCGGCTGTGAGCTCGCCCTGGCCGTACCATTCGCCGAACAGCACGATGAACTCCTCGAACTCCATTCCCGCCACGGCGAACGGGTAGTCTCGTTCGGTCTTGCAGCCCATCGGCTTGTCGCGAATCCACGCGGCACGCTTCGCCTCGTCCCAGCAAGTCCACCTGGGTTCGTAGTTGGTGACCGCGTTCCGCAGGAGCATCGGCATACAAATCCAGTGAGCGTCGATGTGCCTCTGGTACATCGAGAACATTTCTTCGACGTGCGAGATCGTGTCCGCGTACTGGGCCTCAAAGTCGATGAACATCACCGCGACCTTGCGACCTCGCGTGATCGCCTCGTCCATGACCAGATGGAGCATCACGCTTGAATCCTTGCCACCGGAAAACGCGACATAGATTCGCTCGAAGTGATCGAACGCGTCGGCAATCCGACGCCGGGCCGCAGTGAGCACGTCCACGTCTCGGTAACGCTTGACGCCCATCAGTAAATCTCCATCTCGCGATCGGGAGCCGCTTCGTCCATGCCGACCGCGTCCCTGCCATTCGCCTTCAGCCACTGATTCAAAGCGTCCAGAGCAGCCTTGTTTGCAGCCTTTTGCTGTCGCTCAGTGAGCAGGTAGAACCCGCCGCGATAGGTCGCGGGAATGCCGAGCGCGTAGCACGTCGCCGCCTGCCCGAGCCACGCGATCCGGTTCATCGCGTTGTTCGTCAGGTAGTGTTCGCACGAATGCTTCCACTCGGTGACGACGCCCTGGAGTGCCGCCTTGAATCGAGGAAGGTCGGCGAGCAGTTCTCGCATCGCCTCCTCGCATTGCGCCTTATTCATGCCGTCTTTCGTGGTGGCATAGAACCCGGCTTTGTGGCATTCCCACTTGTCAAACGTATGGAAGACGCGGCCCTCGTCTGACGTGTTGACGGTCCGCCAATTGTCGGTCTGCTCGCCGTAACTGTCGGCGTCGTCGGTGAGCTCCACGAAGTCCGACTCAGTGACAGCGCCCTCAACGTCCCACGAGCGGCTGAACTCTTGATCGCTAAAGAGGTCGGCGAGTCCGCTGATCTGGCACAGCCGCAGGATTTCGTCTTGATCCATGCCGAGCTCGCGGCTGATCTTCTCGTCGGACCAGTTGCGCCGCTTCAGTTCGATGACGATGTCGCTCATCGCCGCGACCGCGTGTTTCCCGCGTGCTCGGTTGTGGCGGATGGTGGATGCGATCCGGTCGCCACGGTCTTCGCGTTCGGTGTTGATGACCGCCAGCGGCAGATAGCCGCGAATTCGCTGGCGAACTTCCATGCACTCGCGGCCGACGCGGTTCCGGTGAAAGCCGTCCACCACCTCGTGGTGCGACTCTCGACGCCACGCCACGATCGGCTGCGTGTAGCCGTCTTCGAGGATGGAAACCTTGAGCAGTTCCATCTCTGGTGGCGCGACGCTGTTCGGGTTGTAGTCGTTCGCTTGGACCGAGTCGGTGTGAACCCACTGAATGCAGTCCACCGGCTCACGGCAGAACGGGCCCGCCTCGTGCATGAGCCGACGCGCCGAGTTGAGTTCCTCGACCTGCTGCGCCATCGGCAGCGTCTTCAGTCGCTCGCACCACTGTGAGATCAAGTCAATCACGCCAACCTCCGTGTTTCGGCCCCGTCTCGTGGGGCATCCGGTCGAGTCACCGCCGGAAGCAGGCGGCCTCGACTGCGGTGGTTACTCGCGACTCGCCGCGACGCGACCCATGCAGCCGATGTGTGCAGCCGCTGCGGCCAGGGCGGGCCGATACGATCAACCGTCCGACATCTCCGTGGGCTTGCCGTTCCTGTAGTCCGTCCGCTCCTTCGGCAGCGGCTCATACACCCGCAGCCTCTCGACCAGCCTGTCCTGCGCCGCCTCGGCGGCCCTCGCGCGGAGGTTTGCCTTCGCCACGCCGTTGCCCAGGTCTCGAACGAAGCCCGCCATCCGTTCGCATCCGTGCCGATCCAGTTCGCGAGCGACCACTTCGGCGTCGATGTAGAGCGGCTCCTCTCGCTGGCTACGTCGCATCTGCCACCTCCTCGCTCACCGCGAACCTCAGCCGCCTCGCCTGCTTGTTCATCGCCAGCGCGATCGCCTCGATCCGGTCGGCGAGCGACGCGAGCGCCGCCGCCTCCGTCTCGTGCCACGTGTCGTCGCGACGCCAACGGGTCTGACCCTGCTCGACCCACTCGCCGCACTCGGTGACGGTGCCGTACCAAGACAGCGTCGAATGACCGGTCTTCGCGTCCACCCTGCTCCCGAGCTCGGCGCGGTAGAGACGTTGCCCTTCCATCGGAGACTCCTTTCAGAACGGGACGACATCGTCGTCCAGGCTCGCCGTGACCTTCGCCGCCTGCGTCCTCGGCTTCGCCGCCGCCTTCGGCCGGGCGTCGCTGGTCCGCTCGATGTACCGCTTCACCGTCGCCGAGAGCTTCCCGGCCTTGCTCGTGTAGTGGCTGAGCTCCACCTCGATCGTCTGACCGATCACGTCGTCGGGCGTGAGCGACAGCGTCTCGCCGTGCGCGATGATGCCGATCGCCGCCGCCAACTGCTTCGCCCGCCACGCGAGCGACCGCGACTGCGGCAAGTCGTCGAAGACAAACTTGAACCGGCCGTCTAGGTCCGAAAGCCGCAGCTTGAGGCACAGCCCATCGGGGTTGTCGTCTGACCGCTTGTATTCGTTCGGTCCTTCCTCGGCGTGCTTCACGATCATCAAGTGCTTTCCAACCGGCATGATCTGCCGCTCGGTCGTCGCCACTGCGGGCGGCGCGTCGAACTGCTCTCCGATGTCCCACTGCATGGGTTCTGTCTCCTGGGTTCCGTCCTCACTCAGCGGCAGCACCGACTGCCGTCTGTCCGTCCACGCGAGCGGTGATCGCATCCGTCAGCGACTCCCACTCGGCACTCGTCAACTTGCCCTCGGCGAGCAGGGCATCGATCCGCTTCGTCGTCGCCTTGAGCCGCTCGGGCTCAGCCGTCGCCACGAACTCGCGGATCTGTGCGACGAGCGGATTCGCCAGCGGTGTCGCACCGCCGAGCCACTCACTCAGCGCACGCCCGGTCTCGGGCGTGATCGGCTTGGGATCACCCGCGAACAGCCCCGTGCGATCCTTGCTCACCGTCGCGTAGTGGCCGTCGTGGATGAGGTCGAGCACGACCGTGAACTCGAACTCCAGCCCGTCGCGGGCTTCGAGCTTCATGCCGAGCTTGGCGACCTTCTTCTTGCCGTGGTCATCGACCTGGGCGGTCTCCGTTTTCGAGCGGCCGCAGCAGATGACGTGCGACGGCGACCGCAGGATCTTGTCCACGAAAGCCCGCCAGCGAGGCGTGATGACGCTGAACGCTGACCACGTGTTCCCGCGAAACTGCGCCTTCGCCACGTCTTCAAGGATGTCGAGGCAACCGCCCGTGCCGCTCCAACAGTGCGTCACCGAGTCGATGACGATGACTTCGTAGCCAGCCTCCTCGGCAGCGGCGATGCACTCGATGTATCGCTCGGGACTGAAAGGCGGTCGCAGGTCGATCACATCGAAATCGTGGAGGTGATCGTAGAGGTCCGACGACCCCTCCTCGGTGTCGATCACAACCGTGCGACCGCCCATGCCTCGGGCGATCTGCAACGCCCCCCAGGTCTTGCCGCTGCCGCTCGGGCCAGTGAGAAGCAACCGCAGCTTCGTGGCGCTGCGACGAGCCTTCCGAATCTGAACCATTCCGTTTCCTCGCTTTCTGCGTTGTCGATCCCGTGTCAAAAACCGCCGCGTCCACGTCCTGCGTCAGCGGCGATCTGCCTCCCTGCGTCCCCGGTTCCACCGGGTCTCCTCGTGATTCAGAACGCTGCGATCGCGTCCACGTCGATCGCGTAGTGCTCGCGGCCACCGCCTGGCTTGTGGTGGACGACGTGGTACGTCGTGTCCGTCAGCACCTCGATCACCACGCAGCGGCGGTGACCGTCCTCGAAGGCGACGTTGACGCTGTCGCCGACCGCGTAGGTCGAGACGAGGCGACCGCCGACGTAGCGGCCCTCGCCCTGCGCGGGCGAGCCGTAGAGCTCAGCGAGGTACTCGCCTGCGGCGTGGGCTTCGGCGTCGCCGGGGTGAGAGTCGATTGACGAAATCGCGTTCATGGGGGATGCTCCTGTTCGTGGGTGGGTGATGGTATACGGGTGTTCACTATGGTCAAGGGGCGACCACCAAATCGCTAGCGGTAGTTCGGCTGTAGGCTAGCGGTAGGTGGGTCAATGAGCAAGTCCCGCCGCGAGAATGCGGAGCAGGACGATCGCGAGCTCGATCCAGAGAGTGGGGTTCATGGTGGGCCTCCTTGCCCGGTGGTGGTCGTCCCTGACCGGCGACGCGCCGATCAGTCGTCGATGCGGGTCACAGTGCTGCGATCAGATCGTCCACGGAGATGTCGCCGTCGCACAAGGCGTAGATGGGGCAGCTCTCGGCTCGGCGTCTGCGCCACGGCACGACAATCGCCGACGATCTGACCTTGGCGGCGATGTCGCAGAGTCGCTGCGGCGAGATGTGGGCGGCTTGCAATGCGGCGGCGACTCGCGGCTCCCAGACGTTTGCCATGCACCAGCCGTTCACGGCGTCGAGGTCGGTGACGCCAGCCTCAACCCACTCAGCGGCGACCTCCTCGGGTCGGCCTCCGTGGAACAGCTCGCCGTAAGTCTTGAGGATGTCCGCGATCTCGGTCACGGTCTCGTCGTTAGTCGTCATCGTTCGTCTCCTCCGGGTTGTGCCCCTCGCGGGGCGGGGTGTCGAGTCTATCTCTGCGCTGAGGCGTTCGCCGCCCGAATCTGGACGAGCGCCTCGCGGGCCTCGTCCCGCGTGTCGTAGGTGCCGACGCTCCATCGCTCGTCGCCGTGCTGGGCGAAGATCTCAAACCAGTAGCACGTGCCACGGCTGCGAGGGTCGGAGATCTTCACGATGCGGTAGGTGGTCGTCACGGCGTTGCCCTTGTGTTCGTGGTGGAGTTGCCCGTCGGCCCGATTGCCGACGGGCTGGGTGGTGGTCAGGCGATCGCCGCACGTCGCGGCAGCTCGCGGTAGCAAACGCCGCCGTTGATGAGCCGCTTCTCCCCGTCGTCCCACACCTGATAGAGGTAGGTCGCACCACGCTTGCCGCGAACGACGCACTGCGTGTGGCAGCCGTTCGCACGAACGGCCGGGCCGACGCCGCAGACCTCAAGAATTCGGTACTCGCGGCCATTCACCGTCACGATCATCGGGTTGTTTGCAGCGTCCATCGTTTCGTCTCCCGGTTGGCGTTGCGTCAGGTCACATCCGCCTGACACCCGTACTGTAGGCTATCGGTAGTTGGGTGTCCAGCCCTCCAGAAAAGATTTTTTTGGGGCCGCTTTCCCGCAGGAAAACGCCTACTTCCGCCGCTTGGCGGTCTTTTTCTTCGCCCGCTTGGCGGCGGGACGCTTGGCGAGGTGCCGTTTCCCGGCAGCCCTGGTGGTCAGGGCGTCACGCTGCTCCGTGGCCGAGCTCACCGAAACCAGCC